AAGCTTCGAGCTGTTCGTCTTCAGTGGGCTCAGCCATTGCAGCCTTGATTTGTCCTAGATAATACCTGATTTCATTTTCCATTGGCTCACCTCCTTAATATTCTGTTGGTGCGTAGAATTGTTTTCTTGCTTTTTGTATCTCTTCAGGTGTCACGGCGTTGACTGTAAGATTTTCAAATAGTCGCGTACCAAGAGGTAACCTTCTATAATCGCCTTTGGACTTCTCTACAAGATGTTGTGTAGTCATAAACTTCAATAACATCTTCAAGTCATCTTTAGTAAGACCTGTGTAGTCTTCAAGCGTAGCACGACTAAAGTAAGGCAACTGGTACAATATTTTAGCCATCTCATTGTGGTCTTGCATAGGTAACGTTAAGAACAAGGACCTCAGCTTCTCAATGTTATCATCTGAAGTATCCGTTGTAATATGCTCTTGCTCACTAAGCTTGTCATATCCAAAGCTCTTTGCACAGTACAATTCATTCATGAAGTTAACTACAAAGTCAACGTGCTCTGGATTGACTATTACCTTTTCAAAGGTCTCGTCTGTAGATACTACACATGCTGCACAAGCAACTGCTAATCTTGCAATTTTTATTCGCTGGTCGGCTGCTTCTACAATGGGCACTTTTGATGTATACTTAGAGCCCATCTCTGTGGCTTTCTTGAGAATATATTGAGTTGTCTCGTCTGAGATTTCGACATGCTCTGGGCGCCGCGACCATGCCCATAATACTCGTGTATTGCAGGCGTCTGATGTATAAACGTGTGGTACTTCTGGCATGTCTTTGAGTGACTTATTAACAAGAGCTGGGTCAACGTCTCCAGAGGCGACGGACATAGCAAGGTCAAGACGCCTAACATCCTCTGCCTTTCCCATAAGCTTAAGGACCGCATTAACTCCATAAGTTTCTGAGTTGAGCTGTCGTCCATTCCGAGGATTTGAAATGTATATAGCTCTTGTTCTGCTTGTAGTTTCTGCTGTAATAACTCCGGTAGCCTTTGCAATTCCGCTTGAACGTACATCTGACATAACGGCAAGGTCTTCTTCATTAAGTCCAGACAATTCGTCAATTGTGATAAGACCCCCATCATTTAGTGGAAATGCTCCCCAAACCAAGAACCATCTTTTATTATTCTGTTGGAGATTGTAGACAAGTCCCGTTCTTCTTGAAGATTCACCTGAATGCAATTCTCCTAATCTGTAATGGCGCATAATCCTCTCTACAATAGTAGTCTTCGCCTGACCAGAGTCTCCAATAATCAGCAACTCGCCCCAGCCTCGCGTTACATACTGCTGCTGGAAATAAAAGTTAAGTACAGTATGGTATATCAGGTCTACCGCAAACGCTACGTTTCTTCGCTCCCAGATATAAGTAACATTGCGCTCTAAATCTGCGTGAATCTCATCAAACTTCTGTCTAATAGACTGACCAGGCTTCTGTTGAAATAATTTTAGATGGCCTATAGTTTCCTCAGTCAACTCAAAGTCGCTTATCAAATCTTTCTCTGGGTAGGCGCTGTCAAAGACATATGAAGCATACTGTGAATGTGGTTCTGGGTACATGTAGCCAACCATTGTGTAGCGCTTATTAGTTTTGAGGTTATTACCTATATAATATCCCGTACGCACTACATACTCGTGTTCATTAGAGAAACCAAAGTTAGCTTCTGCTTTAGGTATTAAGCGCAGCTCTTCTAGGTTCATGTACTCTTCAATTTCCAACCTGACTTTGTCACAGCGTGGGTTAATACCCATCATCTCATATAGTACGTGTAGTTGTTGTTTATCGGTACATTTAATTAGCTTAAGGATGTCCTTATCTAATGACGATAAAGTTTTAATTCGCTCACCGGCCATTACAGCTAGGGCACAGCTAGCGCATTTCTTTGATTCACTATCACAATTTTCACCGCATTCAGCTTTAATTCGTTTAGGACATATATACGGTGTACTGTCTTTACCACTCACCATTACAGGTATACTGAGCCTGCGACCAAAGTATTCTGCTGCAGAGCTATCTGCTAAATGTAGTTCGATAGCTTCAGCTTCATCAGCCAGACGGTCCTCAATATCTGGGTCTATGTACTTCTCAGCTGTGTTCAGTAGTTTCTGAAAGTCCTCAGCAGTTTGGCCACACCTTGTAAAGTAATCAGTTAAGTCACCTTTTTCTGGGAAGTCTTCTGGCCATTGAATCATATATACATCTACAACTCTGTATAGTTTTTCACAAAGTCGTTTTGTAGCATTTCTACCTGCCTCATCATTGTCTTGAGCAAGATATACTCGTTTCTTATTTCTAAATAGTCTAGTCCATTCAGGTTTGAATGTTCCAGCACCAGAAGTAGGACACGCGGCGGGGAAGCCATGCTGCTCTGTGATTATTCGGTCCATCTCACCTTCACACCAGACTACATACTCAACATTCTCATCAAGTATTCTATCTAGTCCGAATATACGTACCTCACCATAAGTATTACCATACTCATCTCGATAGTTAAGTACTTTATACTGGTCATTATCAGAATTCCATTTATATCGTCTAAAATTTACCAGTACATTATACTCATCGTATATAGGTATTGTAACTCTCTCGCCGTCCCAACCAAGCATAAACCTTTTAAGCGTCTCGTCTGTTAAGCCTCTCCTGTCACGAAGAACATCCCTCAGTGAGCCCGTTAGATTCATTAAGGCTGTATGGTATTCTAGGACTAGTCCAGGCTCAATATCAGGTCTCGCTGGCTTAGTACCGTCTGGACGCGGTATCTTCAAAGCATCACCAAGTTTAAACCACGCCTCCTCACCAGACAAACCTTCTAGTGCACGAAGCATTGTGTGGATGTTACCCTTGGAATGGCAACTATTGCAGTAGTATACGCCTTTCTGAAGATTAACTGTCAGTGAAGGGTTATTATCAGTTTGTGATTCATGTAAGTCCTTAAAAGGGCACTCTGCCTTTATCTCTTGACCGCGGCGCTGTATGTTATTAAGTACGCTTAAGAAATATGCTTCATTATCTACGCTCGCTAGAATTTTGTTCGTATAATCGCTCCAACGCATCAATCTGCCCCCTCGTTACTAAGTCCAGCGGCACTATGTCCGCTGGGCCTCGTATTTTATTGCTTAATATTCAGTCGTTTCTACATCAGGGGTAGGCGCCGCAGAGCTAGTTTCATCCATATCGTACTTTACATTTCGAATAGTATCACGGAAAGATTTATACAACTCAAGTGCAAATGCTCTGTCATCAGCCGTAGTTACTCCAGCTGGCGTAGGTTCGATTATATACCACTCATTACCGCCTTTGGATTGTAGCTTCTCATTAAGCACGTAACCATAGTTCCACATGTTTTGCATTGTAACCTTAGCTAAGCTATAAAGTTTCTTACCTTGATTGTAGTTCGTTTTACCGAAGCTCAAGATGATAGGCATGCGCTCACCTTCAAAGAACCCAAAGAAGTTAATGTACTTCGTGCATTTAGGAACTGCTTCCTTACCCTGTTTAGTGTTATCGAACTCACAACGCTTGCAGGATGCACACAACATTGTAGTTCCATCTGAAGCTTCGCCTACCTTGCCGTCTCTGGCGATACACTTAATTCCGCCACCGTCTGAACGGTCTTTCCATTCAACATTATTATTGAACTTAAATACGGGAATAAACTTCTTACCATTGTACTTCTCTTTCGTGAGAGAGTTGATGATGTCGCCTTCATTAGCGATTTTGTCTTTGCGCTCAGGACTTAGTGTCTGAATTATCTTAACTCGCGGGATAATCATATCTCCAGATTCTTCATCCTCAAAGCCCATAGGTGTCTCAGTTTCTTGTGCCGTTAGGCTTGTCTCAGTTTCCTTAGTTGCAACAGCTGTCTCAGTTTCCTTAGTTGCATCGGATACTTCAGTTTCTTTAATTACATCCTTGTTAGCTTCTTTTGTCATGATAAAATCTCCTTTTCAATTTATTATAAGGTAAATACCTTACTATTATATTATAACATAAAAATAGGGAAAAGTAAACACTGCATTTTACGACCATTATTTGTTAATGGTTAATGCATCGACTGCTTCAACGCACATCGTAGCTACTGCATCTGCGACAATATTAGTAACTACAAACCTTTCCAGAATTTCTCCGTCAGGAACGAAACCGTTGTTCTTCTCAGACAGTTCAGCAACTTTGCCGTACACATCTTTCTCATCCTTGACTTTATGATACTTTTGTTTCACAGCATTATACAAAGACATACCACTTGAATCTTCAGCGAGGAGGCGCTGAGCTGTAACCTTGCCGAATGGAATAGCATGTCCCTTCACATGGTAGAAGATACACTCAATTCCCTCAGCTGTGCATCTGTCATAAGCATGCTTAATTTGAAGCCAAATGTCTTTATTCTTTACAGGCTCACCAGTTGAAGTAATCCAGCCCTTGTTCGCCCAGTTGTCATACCAGTTCTTTGTCATAGAGTTGAATAGATACTCTGAGTCTGTGATTATTTGAGCAGACTGCTTAGCTTCATGTACATAGTCAAGCGCAGTAAGCAAAGCAAGTATCTCACCACGCTGATTTGTAGATTCTAACTCATAATTGGTTCTCAGCACAGTGTGGGTCAATTCAAGAGCATCATTGTAATGCATAATGAACACTCCTCCGGCTGATACACAATCCGGTTTTCCATTGCGGCGACATGCGCCGTCTATAGATATTACTAACATTATCCCCATACTCCCACTTGAATAGTTACACAGATAACGAGAAACAAAACTGACATAAGGCTAAAGAGCACTTTCTCGAACTTATGTGTTGATTTTAGCACAGCAGTACCTAGACACTGAAGGCAACAAAACAAGGCTACTATACTAGATACTATCATCATCAATGTAAACATTACTACACCTCCTTTACACAATCAGGGCATAGGTTAAGATAGTCAAAGTCTTCTTTTATAGTCTTCCAACCCTCAGAAGCTATCTGACGCTTGGCCTCATCGAACGTATCAGTCGGGTCAAGCTCTTCTCCGCACATATCACATGTAGTATAAAACTTACCATAAAGTTTGTCAATCATTATTAAACTCCTTTCTTAAATAGGTATATTTGTTCAGAGTTGCGAGCCCTCTTATTTATAGGGAGAGCACCTACAAACTTGAAACCTACCTGCTCAGCTATTCTTTTCCAGCCATCACCAAGCATATATGGCTTATTTAGATAATGTATTTTTGTAGCTAATACTAGCGCCATAAGCTTACCGGGTTTTAGCGCCTTAAAGGCAGTAACTAGAGTAGGTCGAACATAACCTTCTAACCATTCGGTATAATACGGGAACCTTACTACACTTTGCGTAGGTTCTTGACAATACCTCTCTAACGCGAAGTACGGAGGACATGAGAACACTAGGTCTACTGAGTTGCTTGTTAAATGCACATCCTCGCTACCTTTGTTTATTAGAAAGTACTCAGCAGTGCTGTTTACATTTTTAATGTGCTCGCCTAGTCTATGCAAATTATGAAAAGTATTCGTATCAGGCTCACAACCTATGTAGTGCCTCTTAGCCGACAAGACCCCAAGCAGTCTGCCTCCAAACCCTGCTGAAAAATCATACACTGTATCGCCGGCTAATGTCAACTGTGTACAAATTGCTTTAGCCCTCATAGGACTGAAACCAGTTGCAGTCTGCCAGAAGTATCTACCATACATAAAGAACATAGTCCTTAGGTTAGTAAACCGATAGTTTTTCATATGGCGCATTATACATTTCATAAGTTTGGCGTCATCATAGAATCTATTATATAAGCAATTATTTACGCTATTGCCAGCGTCTACACGATGCATGTTTGGAAATAAATATTCTAGCATAGTATTTCCACAAGTGTTGTAGGTAATGAGCTCAGGTGTTGATACACCCATGCACTTTACTATAGTTCTATCTATCTCTTTATCTGAGTAGTAATATATAGGATATGTATTCACTTGGCGTATCTTACTGAGCACAATCGACGCCATTGCGTATTGGTCTGTCTCGTTTAAAGCCTTGTAGTCTTCTACAGATATAATATTGAAAGAGTCTATAACCTCTTCATACCCTGTACGCCGACCGTTGGTCGGTGGTGGTGTGACCCACCTCCATATCCCGTCTACTTTTATCATTACACGAGGTCCTCATCTACAAACTGAACACATTTAACAGGCACGTCAATTACGCGGCCATCCTCAAGTTCAACGACGAAGACAGGGTACGCTTCGCCATCTCCATTAGAATACTGAAATAAACCAAGTATATAGCATCTATGAGTACCTGCGATTATACCCATCGTCTTCTCTCTATTAGCATCTATAGTAACCACTGCGGCGCGGCGTTCCTGTATTACTGTCATAGTTAAACCTGCCATTACTTTACTCCCTCCTAAATCCAGTGCCCTTACAATGCGGACACTTAACTGTAATATCTTTAGCTCTGATAAACCCAGCGTCGTAAGTCATGGCAGACTGCATAGCTTTAAGCTTACCAGAACCTCCACAAGCCCAGCATATATCCTCAAGCTTTAGTGGCGCGATGTTAATTATATTTTCATTCTTCATCGCCAACAAACCTTTTGAATATTGGACAATTCAGTGACTTTGTACCAAGCATATTTGTAGATTCTCCGAAGCTATCAATCTCTATAAGTCTTCCAATGAAGTGTTCCTGATTATTCCATATCTGTTGGCGCTGTGCCTCTGTGAAGCCTGAGCCCACTTTTAAGCGTACACCATTATAATCAACAACCAGGGCTCCCATCATATCTTCAAACTTGCCGGTGCCTTCGACTATATCTACAACTTCTAGTGTATACTCTTTAGTCTTCTTTACCTTAAGAATTTCTTTGGAACGCTTTTTCTCATATTTGCCTGAGACAGTGTTAAGCATAACTCCTTCGCCGCCACGCGCCCATATTGGTTCGACTATTGCATCTACCTCATCAATCGACTTGACCACGCCTAGTATAGGCACAGACTTAATAAATTTTAAGTCCCGATGAATACCGTAGGACGCTATAAGCATAGGCCAATTCTCGTCAAGTAGCTGTATTGATTCATCCATGAGAGTCGCACCTAACATAATCTTTCTTGTCAAAGCATTCTCTGTAGATTTACCTTCCCAGAAGTCCTCTGCGGACAACATATCAAAGATATGATATACTAACCCTGTCTTATTACCGCCACTATTTCCAATAGAGTTGGTAGCTTGTCTAAGAGCAATACAGTCCTTAAAATCTCCGGCAGCTAGTAGTTCGCCGTCGTATACTCTATTATCTGGAAGGTATTTTGCTTCTTCTAGTATTTCAATCAAACCTGTATCTTCATGTCCAGACCTACTATAGAATCTACAAACACCGTTTTCTTTTATCAATATGCGTCTTATACCGTCTAGTTTCTCAGTTACAATACACGGCCACTTAGTTTTTAACGGTCCAACATCACCAAACTTTGTGCCAAGCATACATTCAATCTTAGGTATGAAAGTTTTACCGTACACTGTGTTAAGTGTTGTTGCAGTTACGCCTATCTGAAAGTCTTGAGTAATGATAGCTCTTGCTACTTCAAGTGCATAAGGTAGCTCAGGATACAAAGCCTTGGTGCTATTAATAAAATGAGCAGCCATAACCAAATCGGCCTCTGTTCCTGTCTGATGCGTTTTTAAGTATTTTATCATTGCCTTGTAATCTACAATCTTCTCACTTGTAAGAGTTTCAGCAATATCTAACACACGTTGAAATTTGGCTGATGAAATACCAGTCTTATGGTACGGATTGTAGATGAACTTCAGAATCTCTTTAAGACCCTCAACATTCTCATTTTTCTTCAGAATATACTGTTTGTCGTTATAACCCGCTGTCTTACTTATCAGCTCAATTATCTGTACCGCCCTAGTCATAAAAATCCTCCTTCAATCGTTTTCTTAATTTTTCTTTGAAAGTTGCTATAACCTGATTTACATAAGGTTGTGATACACCCGTCGCGGCGGCAATGGCTTTATTTGTCGCCTCGAAATCTGAGCGCTCCCATTCATCTATTATAGCCCTTTTCTTGCCTACTAATGTGGCAGCTTCTTCATAGTACACCTCCCTTAGTCGCTGATGTAGTACTTCTTTCATAAACTGTTGTTCTATTGAATCAGAATCTGACAACAATTCAAGAAATTCATGGTTAGTTCCATTATCAGAGTACGCTATGTTATTATATGAAACTGTTTTGATTTGGCGTTGCTTATTAAGAGTGCGTATGTAGGTACCAAGCGCATTCTTAAGATACGTAATTATTAGAGTTGACCTCTTATATCCAAGCGTTTCATCATAATTTACACAAGCTCTCCATAGTGCCTCATAAGCGATACTCTCAGCTTCAGGGTCGTGCAGGAGATTATACTGATTAAGTACCGTAACCATTAAACCAATATTTTGTTGTATTAATTTGTCAATCTCCTGCAATACCTCACCTCCTAATTTCTTTGCCGCAGTGTGGACACTGACAATATAATGCTTTGTCAATCAAATCAGATACATCTTTTATAGACCTACAAACCCCACCTATTCCGCCACATGCAATGACGTCTTCTATGAACAACTCTTGGTGCGGCGTCGCGGTGCCAGTGTTATCTTTAAGCTCAGCAACTACAAAACGACCTCTTGCACAGATAAATAAATCTGAATAACCTTTCGTGTACCTATCTACAATGCGCATGACTTTGATACCGTCACGCTTCTGTGGTTCTAGCCACTCTATTACCTTCTTTAGTAAAACCGATTCCTCCGAGTATTGACGGTCTGATGGTGACGACCTGTGATTCCTCATCATAGTACACCTCCAATTCATCAGCGTTAGACCAGGCAGCTATAACAAAACCTGGTATCTGTACTAATACGTTTCGTCTATTTGTAATTTTAACTGTCTTAGTCAATAGTTCCATTATATTCCTCCTGACTTTAAGTGATTAAGTATCGCATAACTCGCATCGCCCTTGCCCTGCAATACGTCACTATATAGTATTCTGTCTATAGTCCCTTTAGCGATTATTATATAGTAGTCGCAATGATGTGGTTGTATACTCTTATCGCCGTATATTCTATCATAAGATTGTTTGAATAGTTCATATGACCAGTTAAGACTGAAGTAAATTGCTATATGCGCATTAGTGAGTGTCAGGCCTTTGTCAGCTGACGCTGGGTTAGCAATAAGATACTGAACCTGCCTAGCCTTGAAGCGCTTAATAGCATCATTCTTTTCTTCAAGAGTTACTCCTCCGTAGACGCAAGCACATCTGTCACCAAGCATCTCTTGTATCAACTCGAACTCTCGCCTGTAATTAGCCCAGATAAGAACCTGCTCACCTACAATACCCTCTTTATTAAGAAGGTCTTGTAGAATATCAAATCTTGTTCTATCAAGCAAATACCACTCAGTTAAATCAGTGTCATAAAACTTATTCTCTTTAGCAGCTTGAGTGTCCATTATAAAGCCAGACGAAACCTGATTCAGCTTGTTTAATTTGGCGCCTGTGTTAATAGCTGTTATACGTATGTCATCACCAAGCTCCAAATAAAGCTCGTTCTTAAGCTTTCTGTAGTGGGCGGCAAGTTCCTTAGGCATATCATATTCAACTTCATGGAATGTACGGCCAGGTGTGTCAAGTACATCTTCCTTGTCAACATACAAAGCTTTCCGCTTAACATTCTCAAGCAACTCATCTTTTCTATCTGGTCTGATGCTTAGTTTTTCATATTGTGGATTGTATGACATGTTCACAAAATAGTATTCTTTGAACTGTGTGTAGCTCTGCTGCCAGCCATAATAGTCTATAGCTCTCATTTGCATATAATATTCCCACTCACCATTAGGCGCAGGCGTCCCAGCTAATAAATAGAACCTTTTCACGTATTGCGCAAAATCTACAAGCTCTTTACTGACCTTGGAACGAGGACTCTTCATGTCGGAAGATTCATCTACAATACATCCTGTAAAACCAAGCGGCTCTAGGGCGCTGCGATACTTCACAAAGGACTCTGTGTTAGTAATGTATATGCTTCCGGGCGTCTCAATGGCTTCCATACGCTTCTTAGGCGTACTTGCATGGCAATTAACCACTTTAATCTCTGGGAAGAACTTCTTAGCGTCTTCAAGCCAAGCATTGTAGATAAGAATTAGAGGGCATATAACCAACCACTTATGCGATGGGTTAGCTACAATGTCATCCTTTATTATAGTTAGCGCAAGCGGTGTCTTGCCAGTTCGTGTATCATAAAAGAACGCAAATCTATCATGGTATTGAGCAAGCTCACGACCGAGTTGCTGGTGTGGCTTAAGTGTTAGCTTATCAGATACAACGCATGAGCGCCGCGGCCCATTAGCGAGTAAGTCCTGCGTATTCTCACGTATCAGCATCTCCTTATAAAAGTAGTCTTGAATCTTTTGGGGTGCTGTATGTATATTACTAGCATCTAAGCCCCTAAAAGCTTTAAGTACTTCAGGAACTAAGTGTGGTGAAAGCTTGAAAGATGTTTTTATCCTATTTGAAGTGACAGGATAAAAATCAGCTATAAGCAGCTGCGTCGCGGTGTCGTTGCGCTCGCATTGAACTTCTATACAATGTCTTGATATTAGTATCTTATTATTCATGTGTTACCTCCTTCCTAGATTTGCCCCTTGTTTTAAGATTATCATACAATTTTTTACTGCCGTGCAAGAAAGATGGAAAGAGGGAAAGAGGGCGGATAGGTGACAAGTCTATCCTTAGTATGCACGGCAGTAAAAATTGTATGATAATAAGGAGATAGTACAGATAACCTCTTACAATGAGCGGATGAGTCTCATATAATTATCTGTACGTTTCCATGCCTTGTCGACTAGTAAAAATCTACAAGTCATACTACTTTCGGTAAGCATCGCGCTAGCTTACATACAGGCTTTATAAAGCACTGCTGATTTCATATGGCGCTCACTTGTAGATTTTTACCGGCCGACGCCGGTAAAATGTGTTTAGATTTCTGTCTCTGTCTCTGCGTCTGTCTCTGCGTCAAAAGCCTCTTCAGTTTTAGGAGTAGGAAGTTCAGCACCTGCACCAGCTCTTTTTGCTTTTTCAGCAAGCGCTGCGTCGACTCTAGCTTGGTTTGCTGCTATAGTCTCTTCAGAGGCACCGCGCTGCTTCGCTTTGTAGAGAACTGACTTTGCGTTGATAATTTCTCTCTTCAACTGCTCGTCAGTCATGTCAACAAGCGCAATACCAGCCAACTGGCCGCGTGGTTTCTTTTTAGGAGTAGGAAGTTCAACCTCGATTGTAAACTTCTCTCCAGCTTTCAAATCTTTTGGAGCTTCGACTTCGACTGTCATAAACTTTGCCATAATAATTACCAACCTTTCGACTTTTTATTTAGGGGTATTCTCTGTCCCCTCTATTTATATTATATCATATATTTCTTAAAAAGTAAACCCCTTTAAACTACGGATTTTCTACAGGTCTTTAGCGTACCCATCTTTTTTAGTTGATTCTCTCTTTTTCTTAACTTTCTCAACATTCTCAACAATCTTAACTTATTGACGTTTCACGGATGAAAAACTATAAATAAATTTTGAAATAAAAATTTTTTGTCGAGGATTTTTAAAAATTTTTATAAAAAAGTGTTAAGTAAGTTAAGTAAGTTAAGTAAGTTAAGTAAGTTAAGTAAGTTAAGTAAATATATATATATCTATTCTATTATTAATTGATTTAGTAGTATGTCCTGCTTTTCAGCAACGCCTCTACTATAAGAGCTTGTGTAGATTCCGCGGTTCCAGTGGCTCCGCGCCCCAGCTTCCCCATAATTGTAAGCCATTAAAGCTTTGTGTGGGTCTTCATACTTTAAGAGTAGAGATGCAACAACGTGCGTCCCGGCGTCTATACTTTGATAAGGGTCAAGAAAGTCTGTGATGCCGAGCTCTTCAGAGAGCCAGTCATGATTTATTTTATTTATCTGCATAAGTCCATAGTCATTCGTCTCACTTATAAGGTCCGGGGTGTAGTTACTCTCTTGCCACATTATAGCTAAGATAAGCTCGTAGTATTCTGAAATTCCTAGGTCTACACACTTTGTGAAGGTGTAGCGTTGTAATTCTTGGCTTAGGTTAATATTGTAGTAAGGTATCTCATCAGCAACCCACTCGTCACTCTCGAAGAATGCACCGTTTGCAACTACAATTTCCAACTTATTTATTTCGCGCTGCAGCGCCTCCTTCTCTTCAGAAACCGTCTGTAGTCGATGTTCAACGTCTTTCACATTAGCAGACTCTTCTGCACTGACTAACGCAAAATGTACGGTAGCACTTAGTAAAGCTAAGCAAAGTCCTCCTGATAGTAGTCTGTGCCGTTTGATTTGTCTGCGCCTTTTCTGTTCCTCTAAATTAATATGCATTTTTTCTTTCCTCCTTATTATTTATAGTATTATTATATCGTAAAAGAAAGAAGCAATAAATAGGTTCGTAAAAACTATATTTAGGCCACCTTAAAAATAATAATTATACGCGTCTATGAATTTGCAACAGGTTATAAACGAGTACGTAATAGCTTTTTAATATAAATTTATAGCCCTATATTACGAACGTGCAACGAGTTTAATTTATATAATATAACCTCTTACCTAAGTAAGAGGCTAATGTTATTTACTGATTAGGTCTGCCTTAACCCATCCATAAACAGTAGTATTTTTGCTGGTCCTAATAACATGGTAAGGGAAGGGGGCACCGTGTACTATATTAGTCACTCTAGCGCTGCCCGGCTTACCTGTGTAATGTTTACCACCTGTTGAGCTAACGTAATATTCTCCACCTTTGAAAGTGACAGCATCACCCAACTTAATCACGTTATCTACAACTGGTTTGGTGCTCTCTATTAAGTCAAGTGAAACCCAGCCAGCACCTGATTTAAGCTTACCCCACTTAGTTGCACCGGTACCAGAGGCTTCCTCTACAATAGTGAAAACGCCTTTACCGGTCTGACCTACAACGTTGTAGTTAGTTCCGGGACCGCTGTAGATATTCAAATCTGTAATGTTGACCTTCACAGTATACGGAGTGAACGAAGGTATTGGTTCAGGAGTTAGGCGTTTAGTCACTTCAGCAGCAAGGTCACCCATACGAGCATACATCCAATCGCCAGGGCAACTCTTATTTGCAAACCAACGATGAACTGTAAGAACCATTTCATTGGCAGCCGGCGTATAAGTCAATGTCTTATCCTTATCACCAAACCAAAGCAGTTTAGTCTTTCTGTTACGCTTACAAATATCTACGCATAACTCAATGAGCTTGTTGTATACGATGTCTTTGAATGCGTAAGGATGACTTGCATCAGATGCGCACTCGATTGTGACTGCTCTCTGGTCATTAGCATTAGATGCTGTGCACCAAGAACGGTTCTCTTCATCGACGTACATTCCAACTCGCCCATCAACGCCAATACCATAATTGCTTGATGCTTGGCGGCTCGGCGACGCAAAGATATTACCAAGCGTCTCTACACTGCACTGGCCAACTACACAATGTGGAGTAATACGGTCAATTGCATGTGTTCTCTTACCACTATGGTTTGGGCTGAGCTTTACATAACTTACCAATGGGCTATTACTCATCTTCGTCGTCTCCTTTCCCGTTTGATAACTCTTCAATAGCTTCAGGCGTCAATTCTTTTTCAGCTTCTTTACTTAGCGCCTCGGCGTCACTAACCTTATTCTTTATGCTCATATACTAAACCTCCATTCTTAGTTATTTCATAAAGTCTTGTGTCTAGCCGAACTACTCGGCTATGCATGTTTTGAACCAACTCAGATAAGTTGTTGATATAACGTAGCAATTCTTTCTGGTCCCTGTCATTACTTATAATTACTTCTCTTAAAGTGAGGTTGGACTCTGAAAATGCATTTGTTACATCGTCTAGCTTTTCGCAAAGCTTATCAATACTTTTACCCTGCTGCCTGAACATCAGAATAATTATAGTTAGTACGATGAACAGAGCCGCCCCCGGTAGTCCAAGGTTTAACCATCTATCAGGGTTAAATAGCTCATGTTCCATATCACATCGCCTCCTCTCTTATTTACCTCCGTTAGGGACATAATCTGTTACGAAGTTATTCTCATCTATAATGAAGTCATACTGAACCTTCATAGTATGCACATCAGTCTTAATGATGTCACTTGGAAGTAAGTTTTGAGCACTGGGCAACATTGTGAACTGTCCAAACCAGCAGCCTATAGTACTAGTGCCACTGACCCTGACACAGACTATAGTGTTGGACCCGTAGAAGTATCTGAACGTCTCCGAAGGGTTCGTGTACCAATCAGCTGAGTGGTACAAACATGCGTTGTCGGAGCGCCTAACTATGAAAATTCCTGAGGTAGCACTAATAAGACGGTAACTTATAACATCATCTTTTACAAAGTTAACATAATCTAATGCGCTCTGTTTTACAAGAGGGTCCTCAGCTGTATAAGTTGTAACACCGTACCTTTCATTTAAGCAGCTTGCTATAATAGGTCTGATATCTACTTTGGTTATAGCTGTCAAAGTATCGTTAAACTGAATTTCATAGTTTTCATACTCTACTGGACTAGTATTAGGTGTTGTATAGTAACTAACTAAGCGCAACTCTCCACTATCAGTGTAATACCAACCGTTGTAGCTATAGTCGGCATATCGGTTAGGGTAGCGAGAGTTATCAACAAGTAAGCTTCTATTAAAAGATTGAACACTTTGGGTTGCGCCAGAGAAATTAAATGTTACCTCATAGAACGTATACTGCAACGGCATATCCTTATATGAGGTATAGCTTCCTGTATAGAACAGTACTTTAAATGTTTGTGAAGCCGGGTCAATATGAGTTGTCATAACATTTGGAAATGAAGTATAGGCTGAACCGTCTGAATAGCGACATATTACACGGTCAGATTCGCTCATATTAAAAC